CCGCGTACGTTTCGCGGAACGACGCTGAAAATACTTCTCGCCCTGGTCCCGCATCAATTGGGCAACACGAAGCTCGAATAGCTCCGGCGTTTCCTTCATCCCCTCGAACGCATCGCATTCGATGTGTTGACCGCAATATGTATGCAGCGACGCCAACGCCGCCACGTCCTTCTTTGCAATCGCCTTTGGCTTTATCGCTGGCTTGCGAACAACATCCCAGATGACTTGATCGACTTTGATCCCGTTGGCGAGCAACAGCAGTTCATACTGATTCGGCTGCCCTTCGACTTCGATCTGTCGCCAGTAGGACGAATTCTCTTCGATGTCAGACTGTGTCGTCTTGTGATCCGTTAGCGTGACGGTGGCGTCTTCGGCAGTGAGCTTGTCCAGCTTCCCGGCGAGTCGAAACGTGCGAGACCGACCGCTGGAGCGGACATTTGGCAAGTCCGCGTAATACTGCTTCTCGATCTCTCGAACATTGATGTTCGATTGAACGTCACCCCATCTCGCGTCATACGCGGTGAGCATCCCGCGAATCATCGACGCCTGAAACGGTCGGTCTTCGCTGCTTACGCTTTGCTTCGCTGCATGGAGCGGGTTAATCATTTGCATCTTTCGTTGCCTGCCAGACTGCCGCGTTTCGTCTGCTGGTCGTCTTCCGCTGCCCGCACTGAATGATCAGCTTCGCCTTGACCAATTCAACTCGCCGAGGTCTTTGCGTTGATGGATTCATCGCTAGACCGAGTTGGATTTCCTCGTCGGTCGCTCCCCAATTGCCGCGAGCCGAAATAAAGTCGTAGACTTTCCGGCGGTGCGTGCCGGCAACTGGCAGGATCGCGTCAGCTGCCTCTTTACTTTCGGCAGAATGCGGATGATAAGGTGCCGTTTCGACGGCCGTCTGCTCGCTCATTCGTTGGCGTTCAAAGTCGCCGAACATGTTTGTTTGTTTCATCGCATCACCCTGGGTATTTGAATCGCTCTTGTGGGCCGAGTACCGCTGTCCAGGCGTCAAATGTACTGATGTCGTCTGGACCGGAATCGCTTGCCATTGACTCATGCTTCTGCACCCTTCTCGCCAGCCTGGCGGCGTCGTACCAATTGAAACTCAACTCCGGGTTGACCGCTTGCCGTCCAAGGACGCGGAGTATGTCAGCCTCCTGCCCATCGTCGTAGACGAAGATGTACCGCTCTTTGCCCCGCACGAGCCCGAGGAAGTTTCGGCTGTCGTCCGTGTCTGTGGCTTTCATCGTTGCCCCCATTCTGAACTTTCACCTTGCTAGTGATAACTTACGAAACAGCCGCTCTTGCTCGTCCGTGTCAACCTGAACCATCTCCGATTTACGAAGCACCGTTTGAATCATCGGCTCTTCAATTTCCGTCACCGGAATATGGACATTCAGCGGCTTCGTTGAGCCGTAACGATTCGACCGCTTGATGCACTGGTAATAGCTCTCATAGCTATCCTGTAATCCGCTGAAGATGTGTCGCGTTGCGATCTGCAAGTTGAGCCCGAATCCCAATATCTTCGGCTTGCTTATCAGCGTCTTCACCCGCCCCGCTTTGAAGTCATCAATTGCTTTCTGGCGGACATCATGCTTGGTCGTGCCGGTGAGGCTCACCGCACCAGGGAGATACTTAGCGAGCGAGTCCTGCTCCGCGTTGTACAGGCACCAGATGATCGTTGATTCGCCCTTCCATGATTCCAGCAATTCATCCTTGATGAATTGCGGCTTGAGTGTCGGCACCGATTCTCCGTCGTAGAATCCCTTACCGAGTTGCCCCAGCTTTGAGCGACCAGTGATTCCCCCTGGCTCATTTGCGAACAAGCTGCCCGTCACGCTGCGCATGATTTCGACTTGCTCTGGCGTCATGTCCACAGGATGGATGTGAACATTGATCGGCGGAATCGTCTCGGCATTATCCAGCCAGCCGTAGGTCGCTGGATTCGACAGGAAGATCGACCAATGAGCCATCGCCCGATAGAACGCCGACAACGCATGCGGCTTAAGCTCCCACCGATTATCTACTTGTCCGCGATTCACAAAATACGTTGCGAGGAATGCGTTGACCGTGCTGAACTGATCTAAGAATACCGCGTGATTGGCATACTCGATCCGATCATTAGGAGCAGGCGTACCAGTACAGCAGAGCTTCCATTCAACGCCCCGCCCCATTTCGATTAGCTTCGTTCCCCATTTGCCGTAATGGCTCTTGAGCATTGAAGACTCGTCGAGAATCAGCCCGCCAAGATTCCTTGCTCGCAATTCCGGTCTAATTGATTCGTAGTTGGTAATGCCAACGTCATGCTCGCCGTAGTTGCCATCGAGCCAATCTTGCAACGCAGCGGCAGGGATCGTATCGATACCGTAAGCACCAACGCCGCGATCTGCTGGATAGAACTTCTGCGATTCCTCGATTGTCTGCTTGACGACCATCAAAGGCGAGACAATCAACACTCGCTTGCCTACTGACCGATGCGCCGCATGGCGAGCGAACTCAAGCAGGATTGCCGTCTTGCCTAACCCGCAATCACAGAACGCCGCAAACTTTCGCTTTCGGATTGCCATCTCGGTAATGGCGGCTTGGTAGTCGAACATCCAATCGGGAGCCGCGTAGTTCGAGAACGGCAAAGCTTCCGCCTCAACGCCGATCATGCTGGCGTACTCATCAGGGAACCATGCTCGCCGGCCGAGGATGATCGATACCGGCAATCGCTTAATTGCGCAAAACTTGCGGTAGTCCTCAACCTCGCTGGGATTCAGATCAATAATCACTGGTCACTCCCAAACAGAGCGAATTGTTTTTGCTTCGACGCCTGAGCCTTTGCGAGATTGATCTGTGCCGTCTCGTAGTATTCGTCTTTTAATTCGCACCCGTAGAATCGACGATCCAGCTTCACCGCCGAATGTCCCTCGCTGCCAATCCCCGCGAACGGCGAGAATACAATCTCGCCAGGATCTGTGTATAACTTGACAAGCCGCGAGATAACGCTGAGCTGAAGTGGGCAGATGTGCTTGGTGTCATCCTCGCCCTTGCCTTCCTTGGTATTAAGAGTGTCCGTTTCGCGAATGTCCATCCATGTACATTCGGCCCAGTCAATCCAATCGTTCCGACTGACCTGCCCTTTGCCATTGACCGCAACCGCGTTCTCGCCAGGCACGCGAAACTTGATCAGATAGTCAGGCAACGTACCGCGACACTTTGCCCGATCACGCTCCAGCCCGACGAATTGCAATTCTCTGCTGCGAGTTCGGATTGCCTGCGCCTGTGGATTCTTCCGCACCGACCAATCGTACTCGTAGACCAATCCAGCTCGCTCGCCGAGTCGGATGTTCAGCCCGCGGAAGTCGTGGAGCCCTACGCCGCCTGACCGCTTGAGGCGAGGGATCTGCATGACGTGGACGACAATAGCCCGCCCTGGTTTGATCAAGCGTGACAATTGGCGATAGAAGAATGACAGATGCAATTTGGCATCGCCGGTAAAATCCTCGCTGTTTCCTATGTCTTGCTCGGAATCTGAGTAAGCGTACAGGCTAGGAAATGGCGGCGAGAACACCGAGAAATCGAAGCACGCATCAGGCAATGTCGCCATGTGCTCGATGCAATCCCCGTGATGTAGTTTCCAGTCTCCGCTAAATAACATCCCATGATTCCTTTATGTACAGCCCGGCAGTAGTGATAACTACAAGTCATCACCCCTGCCGGATGCGGAGTCTATCTCCCCGCATGTTCGTGTAGTAACCTGACGACCAAGCTGGCAATCTTGCCAGTGCTGCCAGTCCAGCAATTGCCTGAGCCGTATTTACGGCACCACTGCAAAAGCTCAAGCCGTTCTGATTGTGTTAGCGGCCGATGCGAGATCACCCTTGCCCCCATTCGAGTTCGCGGAGTCGCGGAGTTAGCAGCCCCCTGGCGTTGTCCCCATGCGCCCGCGCCCAATCGAGCGCCTGACTGCTGTTGGCGACCACCCGCTGCCCGTTGGCCCAGTACCAAAGCTGGCCTTCAGAGCCGATGTAGATGCGGTGCAGCCGCTGCCCAATGCGACCCCAGAAATATGATGCATTGCGTGTCATACTGACGCCCTCAATCGCACGCTGTAGATGAATTGATAGGCATCCATCTCAGTCTTCTCATACATGCCAGAGATCACGGTGACGGCTCGAAACGCTTGGGCGCTGAAGAACAACTGCGCCGGTAGGTTTGCGTCCGATACGTCGAGTACAATTTCCGCTCTACCCGTCGGGTTTAGCTTGCGTTTCAGACCGTCGATTAAGGCTGTTGCGTATCCCATCCGCTGGTGTTTTGGATGAACAGCGATATTGAGAAGGCGTAGTCGATTCTTGTGCAATTCGTAGATCATGAACCCAACGACGCGTGCATCGCATTCGGCAACCATGCCGATGCTATTGCGCTGTCGAAGGCAGCGAATGAAATCCTCTTCGGACCACGGAAACTCGAATCCGGCAGTCTCGATTGCAAGCACTTCAGGCATATCCCTGCGTATCAGCCATCGTCTATTCATCGCTCGCACCTCCGCTCGATCCAGCATGAGATTGCTAAGCCGATGGTGAGACCGATTGCGATGGCGGATATTGTCAGAATCGTTGGCATGGTTGACCTCCGTGTTAGAAGCACGCAGCGGGTTGCGTTTGCGGCTCCGAGCCACCCGCTGCGTAATGAGTCCGTCCATCGTCCGTGAATTAAAAAACGCCTCTCACTGACGACCACGTTGGCCGCTGCTGTGTTATTCGTCGTAGAATTGAAACGCGAGCGTAGACTCGCTGTTCTTTACGACCTGAGCCTTGCGACCATTCCGATTGGCATGCTGGTAGATCGACTGGCGGATGGTGTCAAATGACTTGCCCATCGCCGCCGGCTCGATCTCCCACCATTGCCCATCGGTCCATTTCGGCCACGGATAGATAGTCGGTCGTCCCGACTTGCCGCGGCTCGTTGCCGGTGATCGCTTCAATACTCGACCGACTTTGCTCATTTGACTTTGCCTGGAGATTTATGGCAGGCGGATGTTTCACGCCCCTCAGGAAGAATCGTCGTTTCGCTGATCAACCAGTCGTCAATCCTTTGCCCAGTGTTAACATCGCGTCCGGTGAATGTTTCACCGTCGCCATTATCGGCGATAACCCGCACAATGTCACCGTCGCAAAATCGAACTTCACCACGTTTCGCTGTTAACATCGCGTTGCTCCTTGGTGGTCATTGACTTGACTACGGGAGTCTATCGACATGGAATTGCCGTGTCAACACTATTTTTATAGTTTTTTTTATGCGACCAGCAACGCCTGCATCCAGTCGCACGGATCGACTGCGCCGCACCAAGCCAACTGATCGCGCAAGAAAGCAGCCGCCCCGTGACGAGCGGCTTGTGTGTCTCACGGTCCCACTAACCGCAACCGCTGAACTTTTGTGCAGGCCGCCCTGAAACTTGTTTCTTGCCGCCTGAGTCGCTAGGGCAACCGCTAGGCTGGGCGGGCGACTTTGATATTGGGATTCTTCACAGCTTGAAGAATTTGATTGAGCAGTTGTTCCATGCCTGAATTGTCAACTTCGACAACGGGCGCCTCGTCTGGCGACGTTTGGAACATCCGCACATTCTTAGCCATTTCGACTTGCAACGATTCCATTTCCGCAGTGAGGTTACTTTCATTCGGGGCGGGCATTTTTGATGTCTCAATTGCTGCATCAAGAGTTCGATTAAGGTCGGCAAACATCTTGGCGGATCGCACACCGGACTCTCTCACCTCACGTTGCTTGGCGCCGAACGTATCGCGGATTGCCGCCATGTCCGTTTCTCGATCTTCATTACCCGCAGAGTCGGCTTGATTCAGCAGGAATTGCTCGGTTAGCCACAGTAGCCCCGATTGTACGTCATTTTTCGCCTTAACCAGTGCGCCGAGACCAATCACCGCAGTTTGAGCACCAACGAGAATAACGCGAAACGCATCACCCGCCGCTTGGCCGAATGCTTCCCAATCAAACGTCTCGAGTTCCGCGTTGACCGCTTTCAACACGCCCTTAAGATTAGCCGCCTTGACTAAGGATGTGCCGATCTCGGCAGATCCCGCTTTCAGATTCCCCTTAAGTGTTGAGAACATCCCGTTGAGTGTCTTCGATTGAGCCTCCATTGCATTGTTGAACATCCCGCCTTCGGTTGTCAGATCCTTAAATGCCGCCTGAATCTCCGGCAGTTTGATTGTGCCCTTCGTCACCATCTCGGAGATTTCTTCGCCGGTCTTCCCCAGCGTCTTCGCCAGGACAGCGTTGATGTTGATTCCGCGTTCGCTCAGGCGATTCAACTCCTCGAGTGACGCCTTGCCCTTGGTTCGGATCTTCGCGTAGATGTCAACGATATCAGCCATTTGGCTATTACTGCCGGCTGCGATGTCGCCAAGCGTTCTTAGCTCGGCTTCCAGTTCGCCTGTTGATATTCCCGTCGCGAGTAATCGTCGCCCGGCCCCGAATACTTCGTCTGGCTCGAATGGCGTCTTTTTCGAGAAGTCAAACAGTTTCCCGACGACCTTGTCAGCTTTCTCAGCTGAACCGAGCATAGTTGCGAACGCCGTCTTGGTTGATTCAAGATCGGCGGCCGCTTTAATCGAGAATGCAGCAATGCCGCCAATGCCTGCTGCCCCACCGAATAACCCCAACTTGGCGAGCAACCCCGCGAGCGAACCCGTCAATCCCTTGACGCCGCGATTCAACACATTGACCGCCCCGCCGGCCGACGTTTTGATCGACTTGGCAAATCCACCTGACTCGGCTTTTGCTCGCCTAAGCTTCTGCACAAACGGATTCGTGTTTGCCGTCACGTCTAGTGCGAGTGTTCCTAAACTAGCCATTGCTCTGTCTCGCTTTCTTTATCGCTCTCCGCACGAGTCCCTCGATCGACCATGCTGCAAGCGGATTATTCACTAGCGGCCATTGCCGTTTGATTGCCTCGCGCTGAATCCTCTTGACGATGTTCGGCATCTTGTGTTCGCAGCCATCCGGCCCCCACCAATCCATCTGCCGCATCAGCTTAAGGCACTTGCAGTGTGCAGTCGGCTTGATGCCCATCGAACTGAGCATGCGGTGTAGGTGCGTGCCTGGGCCTGTTACGGCGTCTTGAGCGTCCATGTCGCTGGTCCTACCCCGAATGGGTCTTGGCGTGTCATCGTGATCGAGAACGCGTCGCAGCGAGGGATGCCGGCCGAAGCTTCGGCGTCGAGCATGTCTGTGCAATGGGCGATGACGGCATCGTGACCAGGCGGCGACGCCCACGTATCCGGTATCAGCCGTACGATCCAATAGTCGACGCCTTGAGTGCGACTCCTGAATGTGCAATAGGTGCTCAAGCCCGTGAGTTCTTCAGTCGGCCCCCATGTATTCCGGTTGTAGACAAACGAACTGCCGAAATCGCAAATTAGTTTGCCTGACCAGGGCGTGCCTGGGACATCGAGCCTCATGCATGCAGGGCAGGCAGGGCAGCAATCGTCGTAGTCAAGCAATTCAAAACGCTCGACAGTTACACTCGACGCCGCCCCGAGTCCAGCCTGCAAGTATCTACCCGATCCGGGAGCAGCACTAAAATAGGATGGCCCCGTCACCGATACTTGAGCAGTATCTTCAAACCCGCCCCCCCAGTTAAAGCAAATCTGGAATTCACCCGTACTCGGTCCGGTTTCTGATTTGATCAGCCAATGCCCGCCGAGTCCGTCAGCCGCATACCACTTAATCGAACCGCTGCCGATTTCTACGTAGTCGTAAGCGGAGGGAGCGAATCCGGTGTAGAGCAACACCTTCACCGTGCCGCTATTCAGCGTGAGCTTGACCGCCGCGTCTACGATCGTGTTGTGGTAGATCTCACCGCTGCCAACGAGCTGCGAACCATTGACCGACCACGAGCCGCTGTCAACGGCCCAGTCGCTGCCGATTGTCGTGCGGTTGAACTCATCTACTTCGGTTGCGTCGCAATCACCGCAGCAACTGCAAGACGGTGAGAATCGCATAGGTCGTCCTAGCCTTTGATGTCTGCCAGCAGCTCGAGGGAGTAGATTGCCGGAGTCACTGCCGTACCGGTCGCCGCGTCGTTGCACGCAATCGCAACGCGGACATCGACAATCGAGCCAGACACGAGATTCGTATCGGTCAGCGTGAAGTCAATATTTGCCGCCGTCAGTGAATTGATGGTCGTGGCTGCCGTAGTACAAAGATCCGTAGGCGAGCCCACCAGGGCGCCGTCTTTGTCGAGCAGATACGCTTCGATGTCGGCCGTGCACGTTGTATCCGCAACGGTCGTCTCCATGCCGCCACGCACGCGGATATTGACAGTCTCATCGTCCACGTACTCAGCCGGCAGGCGCACGAGGAAGCGAGCATAACGCGTCGTCGCTCCGGCCGCCTTCAGGTCGCCAGCTTGCACCATCGGCGCAGCAGTCCCGAACGTGCCGCCAACAAGCGCCAAGTCATCATTCGCTGCGGTGGCTGGCAGGTTGGTCGCCAGCGCATCCCAGACCCGCAAGTCCGTGAACGGGACAATGAACGGCTGCACGCTGTCTTGCGCGAGCTTACTGCGATCGATCGCGGCCGTTGCTGTCACTGCGGCATTGGTCACCGAGCTATCTGGCGTGGTCATGGTGGCGCCACTTTGAAACGACAGAGCCCCCGTAACAGTCAGGTTTTCAAGTACATTAGCCATTCCAAAATCCCCTTTTAGCAGTCGGCGGCCTGAACCACCCATGTTCCGTCCATCAGTCGCTGTATAAGCACATATGTGTCAACCGCCACGGATTGCTCAAATATGTTTTGGACTGTGGAATATTGGTAATCAGTCCCGTCGTCGTTGGTGCGAAATATTGAATCAACTACGCCAGTACCAACCGTAGTACCACTGCGTGCGGTGATTTCTGTTGATACGATTCCAGCGTCTGATTCGCGGACGAATACTTGCCCGTCTTTAGTGTCCTTGAGCTTCGGTATATTTTCGGTTCGCAGGATCTGTAAAAGTCGCTCTGCGTCATGCGGCTGAAACCCTACAGCAGTCTTTGATTTAGGCATGCTTAACTCGACAACAGCGCACTGAATGAAACCCGTTGATATAGATCAAACTGCCGCACTCTCGCCTTATCCGAATATGTCCCAGTTGGCGTCAAGTTGACCGTTGGGCTGTTGTGCTCAGAGGTCATCGCTGACGTTTTCACACCGGCCTTGTAGTAATTCGGCCCTCGGTCAAATGTCTTCCACGCCCAACCAGCGGGATTGAATTTAATTGGGTACGTCACCCACCAAAACTGCACACCACCAATGAACTCAGATGTTGCCTTGATGCCGCCCATCAACGCCGTCCCTGGACCCCAACCTAGAAACGGATCGCTATTTACTCGACCGCTGCCCGCCAGTTGCGTTGCTGATGAGAACGATGTTTGCCAGCGGGAGTAACGCAAGGTTGGCAGGTAAACCGTCTGAACTGGTGCAGGGTCCGTGAATGGATCATCCGCCGAGTTGGTGATTAGCAATCCAGCGCGGTCTGCCGTTGGGTAAAACTCATGCGGCTCAGAGTCCCACTCGATCTCGGGCGACCAATCCTCTGGCGAGTCACTACCGCTCGAGTTACTGCCCGACTGCTGATCTGTTGCGCTGTCCCACTCAACTTCGACAATCCACAACTTGCGAGTCTCGTCGTGATCGACAATCCGCCGGCGGTTGACAATCGCCCCGCTGTCTGTCCGCCCGTTATCGCCGACGAACCCAGACGACCAGGCTGGCAGTCCGCTTGTCTCGTAGACATCGCCCTCGTCATCTGTGCCATCGTCCGACGTAATTACGTAGCTCGTGACGTAATTGCGATGGATCAACCCATGCTCTTCGGCCGTAAAGACCGCATTGCGCGAGCCTCTCATGATGCCTTGGAGTGTGGTTGTCATTTCACCAGCGTCCGTAGTATTGCTTGCTGAGCTTCTGAGCTTCTATACTTCTTCTTCGCCGAACGCTTCGCCGGTGCTTTCGGCAACTTCCGTCGCTCTCTTGATGTATCGTCTGGCAAGCCAAAATGCAGGTCATACGCCATCAGGTCGAGCACATCCTGCCGTGTCATCCGCTGCCCAAGCTCCTCTGGCGGGATTCGGTAGAGCAGCGACAACCGAATCGCGAACGCCTTGCCAGGGAGCCGTTTCAGTTTTTTTCCGCAGGTTCGATGTCGTTATTGAGTTCGCACGCGGCGTCGAATAACCGACCGATAACCGCCGGCGATTTCTCGCCCAACTTACTCAACTGCTCCGCGGTGACCGGCTGACGTTTCCCATTTGTATCCGCCCAGCACGCTGCCACATACGCCGCACGAAGCCCGGCAAGTAACTCTGGCGAATCCTTGCCGAACGTCAGCCGCGCCTCGAACTCGTCGAACTTTGCAGAGGACATGGTCGATAGGCACACGTCCCCACCCCACTCAGGGCAGGAAATAGTGGCCGACCGACCGTCAGCCGCTTTAAGGGCGGCATCGATTGAAAGTGTCATTAGCTTGAGTCAGTTCCAGTTAGGGCTCCGAGCCAGGAGATTGTGTAATTGCCGACCATCTTGTCTTCGAGCGGCACTGAGAAGTTGTGCGAAGAAATCGCACCGCTGCCCGCGTAGGTGGCTCCAGACGATTCGCCCGTCACGGTCTTGAATGTGAACGTCATCGTCTGAGCGGTGCCGATTGCCGTGTGCAATAGATCGAGCTTGTCAGGGTCCACATGTATTTCGCATTCAAGCGTCCCTGGTGCGATCAGGTCGCCCATGATCGCCGTTCGCGTTCCTGTCGTGCCTAGATGTGAAGTGTCAACCACTGGCACCTCAAGCCCGCTGAAGTTCGATCCAATGATCTCCACGTCATAATCCGACGTACCCATCGCGAGCGTGCAACCTGTTCCTGTCCTGACTGTCATACCTGTTCCCCTATAGTGTCGGTGCCGTTTCGGTTATCGAGAGAATCCAATCCTGGCTGACGACATAGCGATGCAGGTCGCTGCCGTCAGCCGGTTCGTCCGTGTCGTAACGTGTCACGTCTAAGCGGCACGTCTGCGCGTATTCGGCACCCATCGCGCCGGTGTATCCGTTTGCGGCGTTTCGCATCGCCTCGGCCAGTGTGTTCGCCCCTGATCGACTCGTTGCGTACAGATTTGCCTGAATCCGCAGCGTCGTCAGCGCCGCTGCACCGCCCAGGTGATGCTCTGGCACGTTGCTAATGACGTGGTAGACGACCGCGGGAAGTGTCGGCGTTTGCGGCAAGTAGTCCGGGTACATCCGCGTAGAAATCAGGCTTGAGACGCCTGTCTTCGTCAGGATGTACGTTCGGAATGCTTTGCCGCCGTCACTCATCGTGTGTTCGCTCTGATTCCGTTGATGATCTTGTCCCGAAACGCTCGCTTCATCGCGTCGTGGCTCATGTCTGCCGCTGGCCGCATGAATGGCCTAGGTCTCGCTCGCTTGCCAGTGTCCCTGCCCTTCGCTGTCACGATGCGGTGTCCATGCTCAACGAGGTGTGCATGGGCGCCGCCAGCCTTCCTGAATCCAATCCTCGAGCCGACAACCCCTTGCGCCGCCAGTTGTGCTGAGTTCTTCCACTTGCTTGATGGCACCTGCATCATCGAACGCTTGAGCCCCGTCAGCTTGCCCTTGGTGTTGCGAGACTTGCGATCTGGCACGAGTCGCTTGGTCGCCTTCATTAGCACCGACCCAGCCGCCCTGGCTCCCTGCCGCAGGTACTTCCGCTGTTTCGAGCCGGTGAGAGCATCGAATCGTCGATCAATGGCATTGAGCCCTATTACGGTGGCTGTCACGCGTCCACCTCCCGACACACCAGCACTAACTCTCTCTGGTATCCGTCTGGGTCGGTCACTCGATCGATATTGAAAAACCGGCCGTCATCTGTCTTGAGTCGCATTTTCGGCGACACATCGCCTAGGTGCCGAATGGTCACCTTCTGCACAATGCCCGCCTCGATCCCGTCGCCCCGTTGCTCTTCGCCTCCGCCTTGTGATTCGATCTTCGCTGGGACGTTACGCATCCATTGCGACCACGCCTCGATAGGCTGGCCGTGCGCGTCCACCGCAGGCGCGTTGGTCTGAATCGTGACCAATCGCCTTAGTTGTCCCGACCGTACGCGAGCCATTCGTCTCCCACCTTATGAATGCCGATGAGCCGTTCCGCCGTTGGCCCGACCTTGCCGCTGCCATCTCGCTCGTTGAACCAGTCATCTACGAGCATGAGAAGGCACGCCTTGACGCTTGCTGGCACCTGCGCCGCTGTTCCGTATCCGCAGACCGCTCGAACAACCAAGGCGCCCTCAATCCCGCGAGCGACGGGCCAGACTCCGTTGAACACTGGAAACACTCGACCAGGCTCAAACGCCACATCGACTGTGTAATTGCTGCTTGACCACGTCGTCGAATTGCCATCCGCGTCGGTGTACGTCACGCTTGTGATTGACTGAATTGGCGAGCGTGGCACCAATAGCGGTTGCCGACCGACCGGGAACGCATCGAACGTGAAATCCCAGGTAGCCGAGACGATCTGTCGGTTAGTGCTCTCCTCGAAGAATCGCCGAGCTGTCGAGATCAATGCCGATAACTGGGCGTCGAAATCGTTGTTCGCGGATGGCAAGCCAAGGTGCGTCTTGACTTCCGTCATCGTCAACGGTTCAGTCGCAGCTGCGGTGATGAGTGTTTCGCCGTACACTAGTCCGCCTTTTTGGTTCGTCGGCGTGGCTTGGGCTTTGCGGCCGTCTCTGGTGCAGCGACTTCGGCCAGCATTGCCTGGTGCGTGTCTATCAATCGCTGGCCTTCAGTGGCTGATACTTCGATGACATCGCCCGGCGCGTTGCTAAACCGATCGCCAGCACGCCCCACAAGTAATTTGATTCGCATGATGTGTCCCAAGAGGATGAGAAGCCCGGCGACCGCGCCCGATTGCGCGGTCGCCGGTGCCCCGTCGAGTGACTACGATGCTGCCTGAATCATGTGCTTCAGTGCTGCCGCTTGGATCGTGTCCGAATCCGTGCGGAAGAATGCAACAAAACCAGTCTGGTCAACGTCGCGATAACGCTCTTCCAGCCGATGCAGGCGAATGTCGGCAACGTCACGAATGACGAACTTCTCGAATGCGCCGAAGAGCATCGTCTTGTCGGCCGCGGTGATCGTCGCCGACATGTCCTGGTTAACCGAAACCGGATAACCGAAGAGCATATCCGGCACACCAGCCTGAACGCTCGGCTCCCACAGGTATCGACTGTCGCTGTCCTTGAGCTTCCGAACCGCTTTCAAAACGGTGTCGTGAAGCATGAAGCCAACGCTGGACAAGCCGCGATAGGCCGGGTCAAGCGAATGCGCGAGATCGATAATCTCGTCACCCGTGATCGCAGTCGTGCTGGCAGTTGTTACGCCCAACCCTGACGCCGTGACGACGCCATTAGGTTGCGACGAACCCGAGCCGGTCGTGTACTGAGCCGCCGTGATTCGCCCAAGTCTTTCACCAAGCAGACTTGCGATCACTTCGCCCAAGTTGAACGCCGAATCCTCAAGCAATTCCTGCGAAACCAAGATCGGCTTGCTAGAATACTTGTAGGCGTTGAACGTCGTCACGCCGAACGTGGGATCAACCGAGGAGCCGATGGTAGTCGCTTCCGCAAGCAACGCGCCTGTGTTCGACGTATCGTTGACGGTCGGCCACGGCAAATCGCTTCCGTTTGCAGTCCGAACAACTCGGCACACCTGACGTGGTCCGTTGAACGCGAGCATTTGCCGCTCAAGTTCATTGACGAATCCCTCTGGTGCGGTGTATCCGCCCTCTGAGTCCGTGCCGACCGTCAAGCCAGCTCGGGACTCAAACATCGGCCGCCCACTGCGCGACCAAATGCCAGCGCCGCGAATATTATCTGCCGCTCGGAAACTCGCCCGAAACTCGAAATTGCGGTGATTAACACCGAGCAAATCGCACGCGGTTTGCTCCCGCTCAGAGACTTCCATGCCGTGCCCCGACCGCATCCACGCCTGAAGCGAGAGTCGCCGGTGCTCATCCGTGATCTGCGGCAAGCCAGTCCGGTCCTGGGCGCCAGCGGCGTCATCAAGTCCAGGCTTGACAGTGTTGCGCGATTGCTCTTGCTGCTCGGCGACATCGTCAGCTCGCTTTTGAACCTCGTCCGCCGCTCGGGCTTGATCCATTTCCTTCGACGTGGCGTTGTAGTCGTCGTTGACTGCTTCCCACGCTGTGCGATCTTCCGCCGACCACTCGTCTTGACGGTCGGCCAGTGATTTGATCGTGGCTGCTTGCTTGTTCCGCTTCTCTTGCAGGTCTTGCAATTTGGTCGTCATTTCCCCGTCTCCGTGATAGGTCGACGAGGTGCGGCACGAAAAAAGACGGCAGCGGTTCGCCGACACTGATATTGGGTCAGTGTGCAACGAACTGCTGCCGTCTTTTAAAGGCGTCTCGGTTCGCGATTGAGTTATTACGATCTTACGAATTCGCCCCTATTGGTCAAGGCTATTTTCAATTTCTACTGCGCGGGCTCGCACGCGCACGGCATCGCGGTCGCGCAAGACGGTGTCTTTCCACTCATCTCGCTCGGTTCTCGCCTCGGCCAAGTCGGTCTCTCGCAGCCCAGACGTTGCCGATTCGTACGCCGGGAAGACCACCGGGCCAACTTCCCACAACTCAACCTCTTGGACCTCGCGGATGTCGATAGACGACCCATCTTCGCGAGTCTCTTCAATCCACGCCACTTTGCGAGGCACGAACATGAATGAAGAGCCGCTCACGTCGCCCCGCTCGATTGGCGACATGACTTGATCGCGTACCAGCTGCGTGTCTGGCGGCGTGATCTCATACCGCAGGCCAACGGCATCGACCGATAACGCCAAGGTGCCGGCGACATTCCGCCCCAGCACGATATTTGCGTCGTGGTTGAACAGAGACCGCACGTCATCTTCCGCAATGGCTCGATCAAACGCACCTGGCACGATTCGCTCGTACACATCCCGCCAGAGCTGATACTGCGTGCCTAGGTCGTCCGCGTTGTAGAACACGGCGCCATAGCCTGAAATCGTCTTGCTGTCGCCGTCTGCCCGCAACTGGACGGGCCGATTCACGAAACGTCTTGCCTTGGTCATCGAACCGCCTCCCTAAGTTCCTCGGTAATGAACTCCGCTCTCAACTCATGTTTCTTCAGGATCTCGTCTGCAACCGACTCTAGCTCTTCAGGCTGAGCACGGTTCAGCGCCTCGTTGAGTTCGTTGCAAAGGGCGTCAAACACCAGGCTTTCCACGTCTGGACTGTCGCCAAACACGTCCCTGAACTGCTTCCGGTGTGCTGATAGCCGACCGTCAACCCACTCGCAAAAGTCCGTTGGCTTCTTCGCCTTGTGCCGCCCACGTTGCCCAATATTGAACAGCAACCGCCGAACGTCGTGCAGCGTCCTGTCTTCGTCCTCATCCGCTTCAGGCGAGTCGTCGTCATTGGCCGGAAGTGCCGGTGCGTCTTCGCCTGTCGCGTTGTGGTTCATCGGCGAGTAGTACACGTTTCCGCCGTCGCGAGGATTCATATTCTCGGCGGCTCGAACCTCGTTGACGCTCCAAACACCCCACTCAAGGCCAGTCTCGTAGACCTCCATGCGAGCTTTTGCGTTCATTCGCAAGAGCGACTTAGTGTTATGCTCAAAGAAGTGCGACTGCTGCTGTGCCGTCGTCAACAGCTTTGCCCAGCACTCGTCGGCAATTAGGTCAAGCCATATCTGAATCGTTGAGTCCAGGTAGGCTTGGTTGTCTTCTGACTTCGAGTTATAGCTGACCGAATCCGACAGCCCCAATCGACTGGGCGATAAATTAAACCATCGCGCAATCTCCCGCACCTGGTCTTCACGAAGTTCATGATGTTGCGACCTCTTGGCGTCCACGGTGACGTTGTGGAACTTCGCCCCGTCTCGCAGAATCGCCGTCTTGAACCAATTGCCCTTGCCGGAGTATTTCTTAAACCAGCCTTGCTCAAGGTTGTCCGCTGCCTTCTTCGTGTAGTGCGGTGGAATCTCAAGCACACCGCCCGCTTGGGCGCCATTCGCGAAGAACTCGCTGCCGAACCCCTCGGCCGCCAACGCCAGCCCCCACGAATCCTTCGCCTGGCCGACTAAGTCGCAACCGCTCATGTTGTCGGTCGCGATTCCCTCGACGTGGAGCACATCAGCCGCAGCCAGCGGCGTGGGCCGGCCATCTACGATCGTGATAAATCGCAGCTCGCCACCCTTCCGCTCGGGATAGGTTCGGTCAGGCAGCAGGTTGATGAGCGCAATCGGCTCACCGCGGCCGTTGCGGTCAACGAACGCGTAGGCATTGTTCCACAGAAGCAAATGAACCATGAACCGTCGCCAGAACTTCTTAGATGTAACCTCGTCATTCGCTCGCCGCCTGACGACATTGCTCGCCGGTACGCCTATCGCCTTCTCGCGAGACTGGGCGTCAATCCGGCGGAACAAGTCGAGTGGCTGCTTAGCCACGTCGCCGGAGATCATCGACACGGCTTGCCAGATAGGCGCCAGGCTCAGCGCGTTCTTGTGCGTGACGTTGATGCCCGCGCTAGACGTGGAGCCGCCAAAGGCGTCATTCCACGCGTCTGGGTCCGTCAACGACAGATTCGGATTCTCAAGCGACCGAGTCAGCCCTAGAAATTCGCTAATCATGATCTCACCATCCCAATCAATGCCGCGCTAGACGCGACCGCCCCGCACGCGATCAAACCCCAGCGGAAATCAAACAGCATCGCACCGCCGACAAGCAGCAGGACGCCAATTAACAACACCGTCTCGCGGATTCGCTTCATTAACCGAATTCCAATTCGTTCTCTTCGTAGTAACTGCTCTGCGATTCAGCCGCATTTGCCAACGCTCGCCCCTTCGCCATCGCCAGCGATACCGCCCCGTCTATCTTATCCGCTGACTTTTTCTTGCTGAACTTAATCCCGTCGTCACGTTGATCCGCCGCACAGTTCGCCAGGCACCAAGTCAGCACCTCGTTGCCGTCGTGATAGACCCGCCGCGCCGCGATGTCGTCCAATATGCCTTGAGTGCCTGCGGTCATCTGCTGCATGCCCTGCGACACAGACACGATTGGGAACCCGTCAGCCAGCAGCGGGTTGACCACAGCGTCAGCGTTCCACGGGTCGAAACCGATCTGCTGGACGTTGAAGCCCTCGCACGCCTGCCGGATAACCTTCTCGATCTCGTAATGGTCGATTCGATTCCCGCCCGTTTCCGACAGCCAGCCGTCAGACACCCATTGTCGATAGTGGGCAAGCTGCTTCTTCTCTCGCTCGGCGACCTTCTCTTCAGGGCACCAATACCAGCCAATGACGTAGGCCGGCTCGTCTTCTGTCGCATCGAAGTAAAGCACGAACGCTGATAAGTCCTCGCTGCTTGCCATATCGAGCCCGCCAAAGCATCGACGAGTTGATAAATCGGGCCGAGTGGTTGCACATGCTTTCCATTCCTCGATTGGGACAACCTTCTCGACTTGTGCCGTTGGGAGGTTGAGCAGGTATCGCTTGAACGCGTTCTGTTTCGCCGGCGAATTCGTCGCCTCGTCATACGCCTGCTGTATCTTGTCTTCCATTACTGTATGCCCCAGCGAAGGCATCGCCTTCTTCCATTGTTCCAGTTTGCCGCAGAGTTCCCAATCGTTGATACAATCCTCGTCAGCCTGGGCGACGTAAGCGAAACGGTGCAGGTCAATCAGCGTTCCATCAAGTAACCCCTTGGCATACTGATACTGTTCCCACCAAATCGTTGTCTGGTCCGCAACGCCGACCGTTGACACGCTCAGCATGAGCGAACCCTGCCGAGCTGCTGAAGCGTAAGCGATGCCGTCGTAGAGTTCGCGGGATCGCTGAACGTGGATCTCGTCGAACAGAACTAAGTTTGGGTTGATGCCCTCCACACCGCGCGAGCACGCCTCACCAGCCAACGCCGCATAAAACGAGCCCTGAGCGTGGAAGACCACTCGCTTCTGGGAGTCGATTGGCTTGAGCCTGTCTTGCAGCGCCGGCGAGGTCCGAGCCATCGCCGCTGCTTCGCGGTAGATGATTCCAGCCTGGTCCCGTGTGTGAGCAACGCCGTAAACTTCGCCCCTCGCCCCGCTGGTGACCAGGAAGTAATTTGCGAGCCCCGCGGCGATTGTGCTTTTGCCCTGCTTCTTTGCGATGAAAATATCACCCTTGGCGAATCGACGCCGACCGTCTGGGCGTTTCCAGCCGAACAGCGGTCTGAGCACATCGTCACGCTGCCAAGGTAGCAGAGTGAACGGTTTGCCTGCATGCTCGCCCATCGTATGCGACAGGTAATGCTCGAAGAAGTTGCAGACGTGATCGGCACCGACTGGATCAAACCAGCAGCCAGCCTCGTGCGCACGCTCATCGCTCACCGTCCGAATCATCGGCTCGGTGTTGTTGCGTTGCGTTCTCGTTGGGCTGCGTTTAATCACGCCCGCGCAGGTCCATCAAAATGGGTTGATGATACATTGGACAACTTGCCCAATGGGTGAACTCGCCGCCGTGCGACAACTTACGGAAGACTACGTCTTCATGATCCCGCTCGCATCGCTGGCACTTCTTTACGTCAACTAGAACAAACTCATGCTCTGGCAAGCGATGGAAGTGCCAACACCCGCCGTTGTCATCGGAAAACGCAAAGCCCACGCTTCCATCGCAGTCGCGGAGCATCACCTCCCCAGTGGCGTAATCCTCGCACGCCACTGGAAGCTCCAGGGCATTGAGAATCGGCGCAATCGCTTCCATGTCGCGGGCGGTGATTGTGGGGGTATTGGAATCAAAGGACATGTCAAACCACCTTCAGGAAATCGCCAAAATCGTCTGTTTTCTTCTGCTCTTGAATCGCCATTCGCGTCCTCGCCACTGGCGTCAGTCCGAACTCAATCGCCAGCTTCCGCCATTGCTCGCCGTAGCCAACCACTGCCTGGCGATATTCCTTGTCGAGCGGATGTTTCTCAGCCGCCGCCACCGCCGTTCGCCACAGTGCCCAATACCTGCACATCTGCTCAAGAGCCAGACCGTCGATCCGTTTGCAAATCCCCCATCCATTGACCTCGCTGGTGACTTTCCGCCAATGAGTCTGAGCAACTTTCGGCATGCCCCTTGGCATCACTGGCGAACCCTCGGCTTGTACTTCTTCAGGGATTCGACTACGCGATCTATTCCCCTCGAGGGTTCTGATTTGCTGCGGTTTTGGTGGTCGCCCAACCATGTCTCGCTCCGTTTTCCGAAAAAATGTGCGCGGCA